AGTTACACAACTATACTTATGAGTTTGTAGAAAATACGTATTATGGTCTTCCATTTGAGTATAATGAAGAGATTTCAATGGAAGGTGTAAAAGATTACATGACATCTATTTGCTCTTTTTCTCCAAGGAGTTATCAAGTTGAGGGAGTATATAGTGCATTAAGGTATAATCGAAAACTATTGATAAGCCCCACTGCCAGTGGCAAATCTTTGATGATTTATTCTGTTGTAAGATATTATGTGGATAAAGGTAAAAAAATTCTTTTAGTTGTTCCAACGACATCTCTTGTAGAACAGATGTATAAGGATTTCCAAGAGTATGGTTGGGATGCTGAATCATATTGTCATAAGATTTATGGTGGAAAGGAAAAAACAAATCAAGCACCAGTCACTATAACAACTTGGCAATCTATTTACAAGCTAGATAAAAAGTTTTTTAATGAGTATGAGGTAGTGATTGGAGATGAAGCACATTTATTCAAAAGTAAGTCTCTAGTCAATATCATGAGTAAATTGCACTCATGTAAGTATAGATTTGGGTTCACTGGTACTTTAGACGGATCACAGACGCATAAGTGGGTATTAGAGGGTCTTTTTGGACCATCATACAAAGTGACCAGAACTAAAGAACTTATGGATAAAGGTCATCTTTCAAAGTTAAATATTATTTGTTTAAACTTGAAGCATAAACCCCAGAAGTTTAATACATTTGAAGATGAAGTTCAGTTCATCATAGGTAATCAAAAAAGAAATAAGTTTATTAAAAATCTAGTACTAAGTATTAATGGAAATAGCCTTGTACTGTTTTCACGAATAGAAGGTCATGGAGTACCATTGTTTAATTTAATAAATAGTTCTACTGAAGAGGACAGAAAAGTATTTTTTGTCCATGGAGGTGTTGATACAGTGGAAAGAGAAAAAGTCAGAGAAATAACAGAAAGAGAAAATAATGCAATTATTATTGCATCTTATGGAGTATTTTCTACTGGCATTAATATAAAGAATCTGCATAATGTTGTCTTTGCTTCACCGAGTAAATCTAGGATTAGGAACCTACAATCAATCGGAAGAGTATTGAGAAAAGGCAATAATAAATCAAAAGCAGTTTTATATGATATTGCTGATGATTGTACATATAACTCGCAGAAAAACTATACACTAAATCATTTTATTGAAAGAATAAAAATATATAACGAAGAAAACTTTAACTATGAAATAATCCCAGTTAACTTATCTCTATGATAGAAGAAGACTTTTACGCATCAATAAAATTTAAAAGTGGTGAAGAAGTATTTGCTAAGGTGCTACCTACGGATGAAGATGGGGAAAACATATTGGTTGTAACTAACCCCGTTATTATTAAAGAAATAAAAACAAGACAAGGTTATGGATATAAAATAGAACCCTGGTTAAAGACTACTGATGATGACATGTTTATTGTTAATCTAAATGATGTATTAACTATTAGTGAATCTACTAATAATGAAATCATTAAAATGCATACTTCATTTATTAGAAGATATGACAATATAAAAAGATTTAATAATACAACTGGTATAACTAGAGAAATGGGGTATCTCTCTAGTGTATCTAGATTTAAAAAACTCTTAGAAAACATCTATAATAATAGCTAAAGCTAACTCATTCAACCCTGACAAAGGTATTATACAAAGAATCTGTAGGTATTGTCAAGCTTTGACTATCTTGGTTTATGTGGTATAATGTCTACATATTAGTATATTAAATATGGCAATGACCTTTACCACAATGACAAAAAGAAAAAGATCAGAACATTATGTGAATAACAAAGAGTTTTTATCTGCTCTTATTGATTATCAATATGCCGTAGAAAAATCTTATGTTGAAGAGTTTGGAGAAGTTCCAACAAAGGATAAAAAAGGAAAAAAATGGAGTACTAAACCTGTTATTCCAAAATATATTGGAGAGTGCTTTTTAAAGATTGCCACCCACCTATCATATAAAACTAATTTTATCAACTATCTTTTTATTGACGATATGGTGTCCGATGGTATTGAAAACTGTGTGCAATATATTCATAACTTCAATCCAGATAGATCTAAAAATCCTTTTGCCTATTTTACACAAATCATTCATTATGCTTTCTTGAGAAGGATTCAAAAAGAAAAAAGGCAGTTAGAGATTAAAAGTAAGATTCTTGAAAAAACTGGATTTGATGAAGTCTTTTGGGATGACAATAACACTATTGACAACTCGAACTACTCTGACTACAATAGCATCAAAGAAAGTGTTCACATGAAAATTCGTTACTAAATGAAAGTTGCTATTATAACAGATACTCATTATGGTGCCCGTAAAGGGTCTAAAGTTTATCATGATTATTTTGAACTATTTTATAAAAATGTATTTTTTCCAACACTAGAAGAACATAATATTGATACCATCATTCATATGGGCGATGTCTTTGATAGTAGAAAATCTATCGATTATACGTCTTTAGAGTGGGCAAAGCGAGTTGTCTTTGAACCTTTATCAAAGTATGACGTTCACATGATTATTGGAAATCATGATACTTACTATAAAAACACAAATAGAGTTAACTCTCCAAACTTATTATTAAAGTCATATCCAAATATTAAAACATATTCTGACCCTACAGAAGTAAACATTGGTGGACTAAATATTTTACTTTTACCTTGGATCAATGAAGACAATCAAGAACTTTGCTATAAACACATTAAAAATACAAGTAGCAACTGTGCGATGGGGCACCTTGAGCTTAATGGATTTAGAGTTAATTCGCAAATCGTCATGGACCATGGTCATGAGAGCAAACTATATTCAAAGTTCACCAAGGTCTTCAGCGGTCACTTTCACACTAGATCAGACGATGGACGAATCTTTTACTTGGGAAACCCATACGAAATGTTCTGGTCAGATGTCGGTGATCGGAGAGGATTCACCATCTTTGATACAGAAACTCTTGAACATTTTCCAGTAGATAATCCTTATACTCTATATCATATTGTTGAGTATGATGATTTGACTATGGATTCTTTTAAACTAAACCATTTTAATGCCAGTAAATACGAAGATAAAATTGTAAAAGTCATCGTCAAAAATAAAACAAAACCTAAAGTGTTTGATAAGTTTTTAGATAAAATATATTTGGCAAATCCGTATGAAGTTAAGATAACCGAAATACTTCAAGAAAGTAGTATTCAAAATGAGGAAGATATTGAAATTGAAAATACAATGACAATACTTTCAAAATATATTGAAAATGCTGATGTTGACATAAATAAAAACAAAGTTCAAAATCTCGCACGTAAGATTTATAAACAAGCTTGTGATATTAGTTAAAGGATATGTTCATAATCACTATTGCTGGGAAAGAAGATGAAGGAGCTTATTCAGTCAAAGATGAGTTTGGTGAAAAAGTTCTTTACATCTTTGAAGATGAAGATGATGCAACTAGGTTTGCCATGATGCTTGAGGATCGAGGCACTCCTGAAATGTATGTTATGGAAGTTGAGGAACATAGTTTAATCCAAGCATGTGAAATGCATGATCATAAATATCAAATATTTACCGTAGACGATTTTGTAATACCACCAGAATAAAAACATGATTCTTTTTGAAAAAATTCGTTATAAAAACTTTCTTTCTACTGGAAATAGTTTTACTGAACTAGATTTAAATCGCTCAAATACTACACTAATTCTAGGAACAAATGGATCGGGAAAAAGTACTTTTCTGGATGCTTTAACTTTTGGATTGTTTGGAAAATCTTTTAGGGGCATTAATAAACCTCAACTAATAAACTCTACAAATGAAAAAGATTGTTTAGTTGAGATTGAGTTTACTATTGGAAGTATTAAGTGGAAAGTTCGTAGGGGTATAAAACCTGCAATCTTTGAAATCTATAGAAACGATCAACCCTTAGATCAAAATGCTTCATCAATTGAGCAGCAAAAGTGGTTTGAGCAAACTATTCTGAAAATGAACTATCGTTCATTTACTCAGATTGTTATTTTGGGAAGTAGTAACTTTGTTCCTTTTATGCAACTTACTGCATCTAGTAGGAGAGAAGTTATTGAAGATTTATTGGATATTAAAATATTTTCTTTGATGAGTTTGGTTATAAAAGAAGATATTAAAATGCTCAAAAGCAATCTTAATAATCTGACTTTAAAACGAGAATCTTTGCATGAAAAAATATCTATGCAGAAAGGATTTCTTGAAGATATTGAAAAGCGAGGCAACGAGTTTATTGCCGAAAAATCAAATAAGGTAAACGAACTTATCCGAGAAGAAAATGAAGTTGAAAAATCTACTGAAGAGTTACTTCTTAAACTTGAAAAGATGGATGATGAACTTCAACAGTACTCTAATGCTAGAGAAAAACTTCGTAAGTTGGGAAATCTGAAAGGAAAAATCACTCAAAAAATAGCAACGATTACAAAAGAGTATAAGTTTTTCAATGATAATACGGTATGCCCTACCTGCACCCAAAGCATTGAAGAAACTTTTCGGTTAAATAGAATAGGTGATGCCAAACAAAAGGCAAAAGAACTTAAATCTGGTTTTGAAGAACTTGAAAGGACTATTCGTGGTGAGGAAATGCGGGAACAAAAGTTCAATGACATTTCTTCTAAAGTAACTAACGTAACACATGGTATTTCTACAAACAATACTCGGGTTTCATCAATACATCAAGAAATCCAAAGTCTACAATATGAAATTCAAAAAACTTCCGAAAATATTCAAAACCGAAATATTGAGCATGATAAACTAGAAGAGTTTCAGAAAAAGTTAGATTCTTGTTTAGATGAGATTGAAACCACCCAAGAAGAAATAGTAAATCATGATTTTATCTATGGATTGCTAAAAGACTCTGGCGTTAAATCTAAAATCATTAAAAAATACATTCCCGTTATTAATCAGCAGATTAATCGATATTTGCAGTTGATGGATTTTTATGTCAACTTTAAACTTGATGAAGAGTTTAAAGAATCTGTTGAGTCACCTATTCACGAAGATTTTTCTTATCAATCTTTCAGTGAAGGTGAAAAGCAACGGATTGATCTTGCTCTACTGTTTACATGGAGAGAGATTGCGAAGATTAAAAACTCAGCAAATACAAACTTGCTGATAATGGATGAGATCTTTGATAGTTCTCTTGATGGGTATGGTACTGAAGATTTCTTGAAAATCGTTCGGTACATTATTAAAGATAGTAATATCTTTGTAATATCTCATAAGAGTGGACTTGAAGATAAGTTTGAAAGTGTTATAAAATTTGAAAAAGTAAAAGGATTCAGTAGAAAAGTATGACAACGATAAACTTAGGTTGACATTTGCGTGGAAACCTACTATAAATATGGTTGATTGGATTAGGCGAGCAATCGATGAAACTCCCCAACTGGCAACACCACTCCAAGAAGGAACAGAAGCGGAAGTTGAAACCGCAAGCACTGAGGGCGAGGAAGGAAGCACTCAGACACTTTAAAAAGCGTCACATGGATCGTCCTACGGGGCGATCTTTTTTTGTATACTGACTTGAGTTCAAACAAACCGCCATGACTATCGACCTAGAAATTAAAGGTCAACTTGCTAAACTTCTAGCAACTGAAGATCTGGTTGTGGAGCATAAAAAAGTTGAGACTGCGATGTTCAATGTCGATACTCGGGTATTGACTCTTCCTATGTGGAAGAAAGCAAGTAACGAAGTATACGACATGCTTGTTTCTCATGAAGTTGGACATGCATTGTTTACTCCTAATGAAGATCCAACTATTAAAGTGCCAATGTCGTTTATCAATATTGTAGAAGATGCTCGTATTGAGAAAATGATGAAACGGAAATATGCTGGTATTCCTAAAACTTTCCGTCGAGGTTATCTCCAACTTCATGAAGATGATTTCTTCTGCCTTAAGAATGAAGATATTTCTTCAATGAATCTTGCAGATCGTGTTAATCTGCTGTTTAAAGTTGGATCTTTCATGGAAGTTCCAATCAAAAATAGTAGAGAATCTGATATCGTTGATATGGTTAGCGATGCAGAAACTTTCTTCGATGTACAAATAGCTGCAGAAGCTCTTTACAAATATTGTAAAGAAGAACAAGAAGCAAATACTAAAACAGATATTCCTGATCAAAAATCTACTCCTCAAAACTCTGGGCAGGGAGATTATCAGACTGAAGATACAGAACAATCTGAAGAACAATCTGAAGAGCAGAATCAAGAACAGCAACAAACTGATACTTCTCCCAATATGGAAGGTGGTTCTTTTGGATCGGTTCCACCAGATGAAGAAGGATCATATGGTGGAACCGATCCAGAAGTAAAGACTGATAGTGCATTTAATAATGGCATTAAAAATCTTGTTGATCTAGATTCTGTTGGAAACAACTATGTAGAATTTCCTGATTTGAATCTTGATTCGGTAATCAACTCAAATAATGAAGTTCATTCTTTTATTTCAAATCACTTCAAAGTATTTGATTCTGAGCAGTTTGATAATGTAGATAAATCTTTCAAAGATTATAAAAAAACTGCACAGAAAGAAGTTAACTATATAGTAAAAGAGTTTGAATGTCGTAAAGCTGCAGATTCTTATTCTCGTGCTAGTACTGCTCGAACGGGTGTTTTAGATTGCACTAAACTCCACACTTACAAATACAATGAAGATCTGTTCAAAAAAGTAACAGTTATTCCCGATGGTAAGAATCACGGTTTGGTGTTTATTTTGGATTGGTCTGGTTCAATGTCCAATATTCTTATGGACACTTTAAAGCAGTTGTACAATCTTATTTGGTTCTGTAAAAAAACAAGCATTCCTTTTAGGGTATATGCATTTACATATGAATTTAATACCGTTGATTATGATGAACATGGTAAAGCAACCTATCCAAAACGGCATTATGATAAAAAAGTTGGTCTTCTTTCTGTAGATGAAAGATTCTCTTTAATGGAGTTCTTTACTTCTAAAGTAACGTCTAAAGAACTAGAAACTCAAATGAAAAACATTTGGAGGATTGCATATCAATTTCGTAAATATGTTACATATAGTGTTCATCCAAAACTTAGTCTATCTGGAACACCACTCAATGAATCTGTAATAGCACTTAATAAGATTATTCCTTTGGTTAAAAAGCAAGAAAATCTCCAAAAAGTTCATTGTGTCATTTTGACTGATGGTGAATCGGGTCACATTCCCTTCCATAAAGAGTTTAATCGTAAGTGGGATCAACCAGGTGAATCTTATATTGGAACTGCTAGACTTACTTTGAATAGTTATTTGCGTAGTCGTAAAACTGGAAAAGTGTATCAGGTTCGAGGAGACTGGAAAAAATTTACTGAAACTCTATTAACTTGTGTTAAAGATGAAAACCCAACTGTAAACTTTATTGGCATTCGTATTGTTGAACGCGATGTCTCCTATTTTATTCGTCAGTCTACTGGTTATGATACTGATGAGTTTGACAAGGCAATAAAGCAGTGGAAGAAAGATAAGTGTGTTTCTCTTTCTTCAAACGGTTACACTAAAAAGTTTGGACTTTCTGCTCAGTTTATTTCTCAAGAAGTTGACTTTGAAGTTAAAGAAGATGCAACTAAGACACAAATCAAAAGTGCATTTATTAAATCACTTAAAACTAAAAAACTAAATAAAAAAATCCTAGGAGAATTTGTAGAGGTTATTTGCTGATGTCAAATGTAGAAGGAGCATTTACTTGTTGTCCTTACTGTGGGCAATCAAATAAACCTTGTTCACAAATAATTAGTTTAGCAACGGCATACGCAAGAGATGCTTGTAGAAAAAAGTCCTTGGGTGTGCCATTTACATCACTGTCCACTACCTCGCCTTCTCTTCCTCATTTCCCCCTATACTAACTTCAGTTCAAACAAACACCTGACCCATGGCAATGTCCGCTGATTACATCCGCACTTCTCTCCAGGCACTTTATGGGGACTCTATTTCTGCAGGAGATATCCGTGCTTGGTGCGCTATGAACGACGGCAACTACCAAACCGTAACCAACAAACTCGCTCAATATAAGATTGCTCGCGGTAGTTGGGATCTTACCGTTCGGGAAAAAATGGAGCAAACTTACCAGTCTAGCCCCACTAGTGTTCCCGTTCAGGAACGCCAAAATCTCACTCCAGAAAAAGATGATACCTTCGTCCGCTTTGGTCATTTCAGCGATATTCGTAAGATTATTCAGTCCAGTCTTTTTTATCCTACGTTTATTACGGGTCTGTCGGGTAATGGCAAAACGTTTTCGATTGAGCAAGCATGTGCTCAGTTGGGTCGTGAACTAGTTCGTGTAAACATTACTATTGAGACTGATGAAGATGACCTCATTGGTGGATTCCGTCTTATCAATGGCGAGACCGTTTGGCACAATGGTCCAGTCGTCGAAGCGTTGGAACGCGGTGCGATTCTACTGCTTGACGAGATTGACCTTGCTAGCAATAAAATCCTCTGTCTCCAGTCCATCCTTGAAGGTAAGGGTGTGTTCCTGAAAAAGATCGGTAAGTATGTAAAACCAACAAAAGGTTTCAATGTATTTGCCACTGCGAACAC